CAATTAGGATTTACACAAAGTTTGAATATGTTGATGTTCTCCCAGAAGGCGAAAAAATCATGGGATTAGACTTTGGGTATAACCATGCCACTGCTTTGACTGAGGTTGTTTTAAAAGATGATGATGTTTATGTCAGACAAAGAATACATGAGAGCCACCTTACTAACGATGATTTAATTGCTAAGATGAATGACCTCAAAATTTCTAAAGAGCTTTATATTTATGCCGACTCCGAAGACCCAGCCCGAATTAAGTCTTTAAAAGATGCTGGATTTAATGTTATCCCTGCCATTAAAGATGCCCAGAGTGTCAAGAATGGCATAGATATGATTAAATCTCACAAGTTGTTTATTACAAAAGACTCTGACAAAGGGATTAAAGAATTGCAGACTTACTCTTGGAAAACTAAAGACGAAAGGGTGTTAGACGAGCCTGTAAAACTCCGAGATGACTTCTGTGATTCTATGAGGTATGCTGTATATACTTACCAAAAGAAAGAGAAGTTTAGTTTTGGTTTCGCTTGATTTTGGGAAAATGCTATAATTAAAATATGGACTTAAGAAAAACATTTGCTAGGGTTAAAACTTTACTTGGCAACTCCATAGGGGGAGCTTCTATTTGGAGTTGGGCAATCCCCGGAACATGGACAAAAACTGCTTTGATACTCCAATATAAAAGAGTTGTTTATGCCGTTGTTACTGCAATAGCTCAGGATGCTGCAAAGGTTGAGTTTGAGATGATGCAACAAACTTCCAAAGGTCTTACTGAAGTTGCCACCCACCCTTTTCTTGAATTGATGAAAAGACCCAATGAGGATAATTCTCAATACCAGTTTCTTGAAATGCATTTTACTTTTATGAAATTAATGGGAGAAGCTTTCTGGTATATGCCTCTAGGTAAAAATAGCAAAAAGCCTACTGAATTATATTTACTCCGCCCTGATTGTGTTGAGGTCATAGTTGACGACAAAGACTCAAAAGGTTTGGTTAGTGGATATACTTATAATACTGGAAAGGGAGCACTTACTAAGTTTGACAAAAAAGAAGTTGTTCATTTTAAAACCCCGAACCCACATAATCCATACCGAGGCTTGGGAGCAGTTGAAGCAGGGCAAGTTTATATCCAAACAGAGCAACATTCCGCAGAGTTTACCAGAAATTCTGTTTATAATTCTGGGCGACCTTCTGGTATTTTGAATTTAAAAGGTGTTATTAATGAAGAAACTTTTAAACAGCTCAAAAAAGAGTTCAAGCAAGAATACACAGGCACAAAGAACGTAGGTAAAACAATGCTTCTCAAGGGAATGGACGGAATTGATTATCAGAAAATGGGCATGGAATTAGGCGAAGTTGCCCTCAAAGACCTCAAAGAAATGAACAGGGACGACATAATGCTCATGTTCCGAATGAACAAAACTATCTTGGGAATTTCTAACGATGTCAACCTCAACAATGCCAGAGAGGCAAGGATTGTTTTTGCACAGAATATTATCATGCCTGAGTTGGACAGATTTATAGATACTCTCAATTCTCAAGTCATTCCGCTTTGGGGAGACAAGTTTGTTTTGGAGTATGAAGACCCAACTTTGCAGTCAGACAAAGAAAAGCTGGATGAGTGGACACAGGGTTATGGCAAGTGGCTTACCAGAAATGACATAAGGTTAGAGCGAGGACTCAAGCCAGTCAAGGGTGGGGATGTTTTCTTTGAACCGATTACTAGTGTTCCAGTGACTACACCGCCTGATGAAACAAAGACCTTGAAAAAGGTAAAAAAAAAAGGGATAGAAAACGCCTCTGATAGAGCACAGTTGTTTTATAAAATATTATTCAACAATCAGATAGTTTGGGAGAGAAAATACAAAGAGGAACTAGACCAAGAGTTAGAATTTCAAAAGAAAGAGATTTTGGAAAACCACCAAAAGACAGGATTTATAGATTGGCTGTTTAATGTAGAAGCCTCAAAGCAAAGAATTGTCGGTAGATTTGTCCCTCTAGGCATAAGTTTAATGAAAGAAGCTGCGAAGTTTGCTTTTGACCTTGCCAATGACCCAGATACAGAATTACAGATTGGCACTGCCATAAAAGAATATATTCATAACCGAGTTGAGTTGTTTGCGGTTAGCATGAATGACGATAGCATAAGAGCCATTGAACAAACTATATCTCAGGGAGTTGCTGACGGAGAGGGCTTGGGCAAGCTCCGAGACAGAATTAGCGAAGTATTTGCGGAAGCGACCAGAGTGAGAGCCGAGAGGATTGCAAGGACTGAAACCTTAGCAGCTTCTAATGCAGGGGCAGAGGCTGCATACAAACAAAGTCCTTTGGTTACTGCTAAAGAGTGGAGTGCAGAGGGCGATGCTTGTGAGTTTTGTTTATCGTTAGACGGAAAGATTGTCGGATTGGACACAGACTTTGCAACTCTTGGGCAAAACATTCAGGGACAAGACGGCAACCAATTACCAGTGACTTATGAGGATATAGGATTTCCTCCTGCCCATCCAAATTGCCGTTGTGCAATTCTTCCAGTAGCAGAACCATTGAACTAGTTTGATGCGTTCAGGTCAGACCACTAAAAAATCAGGATTTCCATTTTGCTCTAGGTTTGGCAAAATTCTTCTCTAGCCTCGGATTTCTCAATTTTCCAAAAATGGGCTTGACAGGTTTTTTGTGCCTATTTTGTGCCTAGCATTTCTCAATTCTTGTGTGTAGACCAACTGATTAAAAAACTCATGAGACAATATATCTATAGGCGAAAGCCTAGCACATTGACATAAAGACCTAATAAGCCAGCAGAAATGCAGAAGCCAAGAAACCTGCACTCCAAAGGTTGGGGATAAAAACAGCTTAAACAAAGTAGAGTCAAAAATAAAAAAAGAAAGGAGTTGATAAAAATGTATCTGATAAACATTCATGTTTACCTTCCTTACAAAAGGGAGTATGACTACCGAGTAAAAGCTTCTTGCTTTTCAGTAGCAGTAAGCAGAGGAGCAAGGCTCTTTAGAAGTGAGCCCGAAATAAAAGGCAAAAAATTTAAAGAGATGTTCGTAAAAGCTACTAAGATTTAGTGCGGAACTTCCGCAGGAAAGGGGGTGACTATTATGTTTAAAACAAAACTTGAAGCAGTCAAAGAGCTGTCGGGTTATGACCACAGCTTTTTAACACCAAAGTTTGTTGCTTTGATATGTGAGCCGTTTGGGTTTGACCCAAAAGAGTTCATTTATAAAGCACAAGATACTCGTTCCGAGTTTAAGGGTTTAACTATCCTTGCTGGGAAAGAGGGCGATTGGTGGGACGGAGCAGATGCAGACCAATTTGCAGCAGGACTTTGCAATAAACTCGGGGTTAAATACTTTGAGAAATATGGCAGAGGTTCCAGATTGAGAGAATGTTGCGAGGCATTGGAGAAGTTTCTGTCCGAGTAGGGAGAATTGAGGGGTTGTTGAAAAGACGACCCCTCTTTTTTTTGGGTCTTGCAAATTATTTTCTGGGGTGTGCTATAATAATTGTATGAACGAGTTAGAAAGAATTTTAGCACTCCCCATTGAGGAAAGAAAAGCCTCAGATTTAGAATACCTTGAAAAGTACGCAGAAGAATTATCTGCCGAGCAAAAAACCCAATTAGAAAAAGAGAAAACTACAAAATCTCCTATGTGTAAAATGCCAGATGAGACAAAAAAAGAATGCGTTGCAAGAAAAATCCCCGAAATAATGAGGGATAATCCGGGAATGACCCAAGACCAAGCAATTGCAGAAGCCGAATCAATGTGTTCTAAGGACTGTAAGACTAAAGAAGATGAGGAAAAGGAAAAGGCGGAAGCAGAAGAAAAAGCCAAAAAGGAAGCAGAGGAAAAAGAAGAAGCCGAAAAATTGGCTAAAGAAGCAAAGGCAAAAGAATTAGTTGGTAAAAAAATTGATATTGACTTGACCGTTGAGACGAAAGACTTGGGGCAAGGAGAAGTTGAGGCGGTTATTTCCTCTGGGGTCTTAGATAGACATGGGGAAAAGATTGATGTTGCTGGAATTTCCACAAAGCAATACATGAAAAATCCTATTGTTGCATGGGCACACAATTACGATTTACCACCTATAGGAAAAGCTATCAAGGTTTGGAAAGAGGGCGAGAAATTAATGGGACGAATGAAGTTTGCTATTGCCGAGAACCCAATGGCAAAAACTGTCTATGAATTGATACAGGGTGGTTTCCTAAATGCAGTTTCTATTGGATTTATTCCTTTGGAAATGGACGGAAACACTTATACTAAATCCGAAATGATTGAGTTTTCTGTAGTGCCTGTGCCAGCCAATCCAGAAGCTCTTATCTTCGCTAAGAAAAAGGGTCTTGACATTTCAAAAATTATGCCCCATACTAAAGAAGATATGAATTTGGAAGCATTACTCGCAAAAATAAAAGATGAAGGCATTGATGCCTTGACTCTTGCTGAAGTAAAATTTATTAAAGCCTCTGAAAAAGACCTCACAGAAAACCAAAAAGCTGAATTGGCAGAAATTCTTAAAGTAGAAGACAAAGATGCAGACCTCAAGAAATATTTTGAGGAAAAAATTGAAGCATTAAAGAAAGAACTAGACAAACCAGAAGTTAAAAATATCAACCTCTCTGCAAAAGCAAAAGATGCAGACGGGAAAATCAAAAAAGAATATAATTTCTTCCACTATGTAAAAGCAGTTCAAAACAAAGACTTCCGAACTTATGAGGAAACAGTTGGAAAAGATGCAATGAATACTACAGAAGACGGAGATTTATTGCCCCCAATAGAGTTTATTGCAGAAGTTGAAAGACTTGAGGAAGCAGTCGGGGTATCTTTAAGAGATGCTACAGTCCGAAGAAGCACAAATGGTTCTGGTATTAAATACCTCTTTGGTGCTGATGATGTAGAAATATTTGACACAGCAGAGGGCGAAGCAAAAAGCTCAACCAGCCTTTCATACACTCCATTAACATTGCTTTGGAGAAAATTTGCAGCTATTCTCCCAATAACAGACGAGCTTTCTGAAGACTCAGCTATTGACCTTTGGAATGATGCAACAAAAAGGTTTGCCCGAGCATATGCAAAGAAAGCAGATTTCCTAGTCTTCTTGGAAACTGATGGCACATCTCCTAAGAATAAAGGTATCCTTAATGTTGACGGAACAAATGAAGTTACATTGGATAGCGGAATGTCAAGCCTTGACTATGACAATATCGTAGACATGGTTTATGGAGTTCCTACCGATTCAGCGGCAAATGGTAAATTTTACTTCCACAGAACAGTATTAGGCGAAGTAATGAAAATCAAAGATGACGAACAACGCCCACTTTGGCAGCCAGCAATGGCAGACGGAACACCAGCAACCATTCTTGGTAAGAGGTATGAATTAGTAGACGAACTTCCAGCAGTCGGAGATGACGAACCCGGACTAGCATTTATGGTCTTCGGAGATTTGAGATACACTACTCTTGGAATGAGAACAGACATGGTTATTAGAATATTTGACCAAGGAACAGTTGGCGACCCAGATGAGGAAAGCGAAATTAATCTTTTGACTCAAGACGCACAAGCCATGAGAGCAGTGCAAAGAATGAATGCAGTTGTAAGATTTCCAGCAGCCTACTCGGTAGCAAAGACCTCAGGCGGAAGCTAAACTCCACAAGACTCTTGATTGAGCCACCTTCTTCTATTAGTTATATAATCTATCTGTATGGGAAAGTGGAGACATAGATTATCAAGCATAAATACAATAGAAATGACTGCGGATTGTGATTTTTGTGGAAAAAGAATAAAAATAGTTTTTTCTGATAGCCGTCCTAGATGTAAAAAAGCTAAATTTATGCAAGGAAGACCTAGATGGCATTATAGAGAGCAATTTTTTAATAGAAAAATAATAGGAGTTTGTGTTAAGTGTGGGGTAAAAGATAAAGATAAAAGATTTTTTGATGTTAATCACAAAGACGGAAACCATAAAAATAATAATTTTGATAATTTAGAATTACTTTGTCCAAATTGTCATAGAAAAGAGACATTAAGACAAACAGATGAAAAATTTAAGTGATTGCTATTTTCTTTCTATCCAGTTGTGCTAAAATATATCTATGCAGTATACAAATGAGGAAAAGGTTGAGCAGTTTTTGGATAGAAGCCTTACGGACAATGAAAAAGCTTTGCTCTCTAGTATCATTGAAGTAGTAAGCCGAGATTTGATTAGCGGATATACGAATAGATTTTGGAACTCACTCCCTGATGATGAGATGTATAGCCCAGAGCCAGAACCAGAAACAAGATTGTATGACGGCAATGGCAATAAAGAATTATTTTTAGATGATTTTATAGATTTGATTGAAGTTAAAATAATGGATAGCTTGGGGAACACCATTGTTGACCTCACAGATACCGAAGCTTGGTTTGCTTACCCTCTTAACAATGAAGTTAAAAACTCAATCCGATTAAAGCAATACAAGTTTTATTATAATTCAATGGTTGGGGTTACTGCCAAATTTACCAGTGGGGATGTTCCTGACTCTGTTGTGTATGTTGCTACCACGCTTGTTTCAAAGTTTATAGAGAGGCAGAAGACCACCACAGGACTGAAGCGAGAGAGCATAGAGGGTTATTCCTACGAGATTTTGACTGGTGTTGATATTGATGAGGAAAACCAAGCGTTGCTTTCTCAATTAGATGTATGGAAAAAAATTATTTTATAAAATATGTCAATGCTTTCGCACATCTTAAAACAGGATGCACTAATAATTAGCACCACAATAGACCGACATGGTGACCAAAAATCGTCTGGGACTTCCTCAGTAAAATGCAGATTTAGATATATTACCGAAGTTGACAGGCAAAACCACGCCGAGGGAATTGAAGCGAATGATGCTATAGTTTGGTTTGAACCTGACGAGAATATAACCGAAGGCAGTATAATTCAAGTTGATGACAAATTTTGGAGAATAAACCGATTGATTAAAGCAAGGCAGATGAGTGGAAATGCAGTGCAGTTTTTAAAAGGTTTTGTTAAAAGATACGAATTATCAGGAAATTTATCATAATGTTAAAAATAATTGATAACATAGGAAAATTTTTAGACCAGAACAATAAAGCTCTTGACCGAGCTTTAAACCGCATGGCTATTGATATTGAGAGGTTGGCAAAACAAACAGTTCCTTTTGATAAGGGGCAATTAAAAGCTTCCGGCTACCACACTAAAGTTGGAAATTTGAATTACAGGACTATTTTCAATAAAGAATATGCTGCTTTCCAAGAGTTTGGGATGAGGAGAGACGGCAGTCATGTTGTCCGCCGATATTCTCATACAGGCAAGAAGGCTCACTATTTAGGAGATGCTGGAAAAACTATTGCCTCAAGGGCTTTGGATTATATTCGGCAGGAAGCGAGGTCTATAAAAATATGATAGAGGATTTAGTTGATTATTTACAAACAAGTGGCATAGGCACGGTTGGAACTGATATTTTTGTCGGGGAGCTTCCTTTGGACAAGACAGATTGTATTGCTTTAATGGTTTCTCCATCCCCTGACTCTGATAAAAGTATTCCGTATTTTAAGCAAACTATTGATGTTTGGTCTAGGTTTGGGACTTATGAAGACGGATACAATAAGCTACAAGAAGTTTTTGATTTAATCCACCGAGCCGAAAATTATGAGTTCGGAGAGTTCCATGTTTATATCTCCTATGCGGCTGGAAACATTGTTGATAATGGCAGAGATGCAGAAAGAAGACATTTAATGCAGTTGACTCTGGGTTTTGTTTACCGAGATACAGATTCAATTTCTTAACTCTTGACAAATTGTTTTTGATGCCCCATACTTAAACTATATATGGACGCAGATAACTTCAAAATTGGTGCTGGTGCCTTAACAGTAGACGGAACTCCTGTCGGTGGAACAACCGAAAAAGGTGCTATCGTTCATTTTGAGCCTACAGTCCATCTTCATAAGTCTGGTCAGTATGGAGACACCCCAGTAAAAGCCTCATATCTCGGAGCAAAAGTTACCATAGAAATTGAAATGGCAGAGCATGTTTTAGACAATATTGAATTTGCTTATGCTGGTGTTACCAGAATTGGAGATAGCATTAATATTGGAGCAGAAGCAGGGACGGAAGTTTCGGGAGTAGCACTCGTATTGACACCTTTTGACGGAAGCGAAGCATGGTATTTCCGAAATGCAGTTCCAATGGGAAATGTTGATGCAGAATATTCCGCAACAGGAGAAAGAATAATCAAAGCTACATTCCAAGCTCTGATTGATGCAACCAACCCAGAGTCCTCAGTTTACCAGTCTTAATCTCCATTGACAGGATAGTTTTATCGTAGTAATATTAATGTATGGAAGACATCTTGGATTTAGACAAACTAATCCCCCCAACAAAGAAAATTATAATTAATGGAGAAACTATTGAGTGTTTACCGCTTACTTTAAAACAGTTAATTGAAGTTGAAAAACTTGAGAAAAAGCTCGCAGAAGTCAAAACTACAGATGAGATTATTCCGTTGATAAACCAAACTTTAAAACCT